AGTCTAGTGCTTTTTCTTCCCCCACCCGCTTGAAGCGAAAGTCCTCTTTTACTACCCCCACGCCTCGGAGTTGGCGCATGAAAACTTGATTGTCCACGTCGTTTATGGGATGAGCCACCGGCATTTTTTTGATAGCGGCCGTCCAAGCCCCGTAAGAGGCGGTGGTGACAGGGGATTTGTAAACCACGAAACCCTTGTAATTCACCATGTCGGGCAATTTATCGCCTAAGTGGTCATGTTGAAAGCCGGGGGTAAAGGTCTTTTTACCTTGCCGTTGCTGAACGCGCCGATTGCGAACCTCTACCAAGTTGTCAGCAAACAACTTGTCACCGATATATTTATCGGCCGTTCGCACTAAAAAGGTGCGCACCGCAATGGGCAGAGCCTCAATATTTTCGGGTAACAGGAGGTGTGGGTCAATGGCCGCATAGGGGAGGGCGTATTTAGATGGGTCAAAGGTGAACTCGTCATTTTCTTCCATTGGCTCTTCATCCACGAGATCGGGGTAGGCATTGATCCGTTGAGCGTTCAGGTTGTCTATCACGCTTTCGGCGTGGGGGATGACGTTGCACACGGCCAACGCGCCAACCAATTGAGCATAAAAGGTGATGCTTTCTTGGTCGGCGCGGTATTCTTTGGGGACTTCGGCACCCATGCAGGCACGCATCCACTTGCGGTAATGACCTACCGTGAATGGCTGAGGGAACTCGACGATCATCATGTTTTGCGCCAAGTCCGGCAGTTCATACAGATAATCGGCCGTGTTGTAGGTCGGTGAGGAAGGAATAAGGGGTTTAGGGTTTGATGTTTGAATATTCATGGCTTACGGCACCACATCCGAGTAAATGACTTCGGTCACATGGTTCAGGTCTTTGGTAACAACAGTGCCATCAGCCGCACCGCCCGTGTAGGGGTTGGTGAGCAGAACCACCTTGGCAGAGCGCCGCTGTGAACCCGTTGCCCCATTGTTGTAGGCCCAACGAATCCAGTAGCATTTGTCCTCCACCTCGTTCCATGTATCCTGAAGAAAATTAAGGAATGAGTTGGCATCATTCTCGAACGCCACACTCAACATGATATTTTGCGCCCCCGGCTTGCTGACGTTGACCTTAACGCCGTTGAAGGTTTTGAACTCGCTGGTGGATTTATCGCCGCCAGAGGGTTCGACCTTGCCGATCACATCGCGGATGTCTACCCACGTGTGACTGCCACTGTCGTAAGCGAGGTCTGGTTGATCGCTATATTGAACAAGAAGTTCTGCACCGTTCGCATCGCAGATACTCATAATTTACGCTCCTGCCAGCTTGGTACTGGCTTCGTTGATCCAACCGGCAATCTTGGTCAACGACACGTTGCCGCCAATCATGTCGGCGATGTCGTTTGGTTTGCGGTTGGCAAAATCTGGTAAAGAAACAACCCCGCCAGCGATCAACTTATCGGCCGTCGCCTCACCCACGCCAGCCAGCGACATCAAAGCCGCTTTCACTTCCGGGTCAGGAGCAAAAACGGGTGGTGCATCTGGAATGGCGGGAGGTTGAACGGCCGTTAAAGTCAACGGCGCAACGATTTCTTGAATGACGGGGGCGGGGGGCACGGCAGGGGCGCCGCCACCTTCCTTGTTTGGTGGGTCTTGGTCGCTTCGGAAGGCATCGCCATCAATATCAGCAGGGGTTTCAATGGGTGGAATGACTGCGCCCACCTGTGGCACCACATGACCACTGCTGATAAGGCTATTGAGGTAGCCGCCGGCGGCAAGGCCAATCACCTGATCCACCTCGCACCTGCCCAGCGAACGGCCGTTTGGGCCGTTGTACGTGCTGGCAATTTTGACGACAACAGGAATTACAGGTTTCATAAAACACTCCTAACAGACGTTAGTCTTTAAGTACAGGTCAACCGCCACACCGTTGTATTCGTTGTTGCTTCGATGCGGATAGTTGAAAATGCCTGTACGGAAGTTGATATTGACAATGGTGAACCCTGCCGCTGGGGTTCTGTTTCTGGAAACTTGGCCCATATAGGCATCGCAGTAAGAAACTTCAGTGAGATAGAGCGGCCCTATCTGCTCATTCAAGCCAACAGCTTGATAGAGCATCAGGTCAGTCATTACCCAAGTGACCTCTGTGGCCTTAAAAGCCACCGGCTTAAAACTAGAGACCCCCTCACCATAAACACCGGGAGGAAACAAAAGGCGGCGCGGCACAGTACCCGCATCTACCTTAGACCTCACCTCACCCGGTTGGAACGCCAAAATTTTAATTGTGCGATCTGTCCCGGTGGTGACCGGTATCTCCCAATTGCAAATGGCTTGGTAGGCATCCAGCAGTGAAGCCATTTACAGCACCTTCACGTAATATTGAATGCGCTCTTGAATGTAAGAGGGGATGCTGGGAGGAACAAGCAATTCGCCTTCACGACTCGCCACGAAACCAGATTCATCTACAGCATGACGCATCCGGTACAAATGAACGGCCAATGCCGTTGTTGCCCACTCAATCGCCTCTGGCGGGGTGCTACTGAAGCCCCACATGCCCGTCACGGCAATGGCCTCTTCGGGGCTGTTGTTGAATGTCCAGTATTTGCCCGAAGAATGCTTGAACACGATTTGCCAGAATGGGAAAGCGTCCGATTGAGCCGAGGAGATGTAGATAGTACCATCGGCGCGTGTGAAGTTGCGGGGCTGAGGACTGATTTCATCCATATCAACGGCCGTTCCATCACCGTTGACAACGGCCGTTATTTTCCAAATGTCCTTGGGAAAGGTCAAAAATGGCCCCACCACATACGGCTCGACGCAATCAATATAGCGCGTGGTTGCTTCGGTGACTGCAAAGGTGCGCCGGGTATGGTCGTCAATCATGCGCGTGGCTCTGGCGACATCGGACTCTAATAAATCATTTTCGTTGTCGTAATCGCTAGAATCAGCCATGCGCTGAAGCTCTAATTTAACAGCATCTATGGTGGTATATGGTGTGGCCATGTGGGTTAACCTCGGATGTGAACGGTTTGGACAAAGGCGGCGGGCTGGGTCACTGGCGAATCACCGGCACCATAGAGGAATAGGATCAACGTGCCTTCGGTGGCAACACCAGCAACGGTTAGAGTCGCGCTCAGGTAGTTGAAGCCATCATCCAAGTTAGAGATGTCCACCGTAACGGCGACATACTTGTTGTCGGATGAGCCGGTCAATTGGGTGATAGAGCCTGTGGTAGTGCCATCAACAGCATCGGTGACAGCCTTAGCACCAGTACCACCGGAGGCGGTCGCTTGTTTCACGGCCAAATCAACGTTGCCATCACAGGCACCAAGGATAAGTAAAAAAGTGGCTTTTTGGTAATCGGCCACCAGCCGGTAAGTAGGGGTCGCCGTTGCCAATACCACGGGGGTAATCAGCACATCAATGTAGACATCGGCGGGAAGGTTCAAAATTTTGTGGGGCATTTTAGCTACCTCTTAAGGTGGGTCAGGGCAACGGCCGTTTGGAGGAACGGCCGTTGCCCATTGCTGGGTTAGAAATTTTAGGCGGCGGTGGTCTTCATAAGAGCGAAGCGGTATTTTTCATACACGCGCCCGGTCAAGAAGCGTTGAACATGAAATTCGACTTTACCAAGACCTGTACCGCTATCTTGCATACGGCGGATGGTTAAGCCGGGTAATTCCACAATGGCATAGCCGGCCATGTTGCCATGGATGATCGGGAATGCGTTGGCCGCAATATCGGACATGTGCTGGGTGCGTTTGATAGGCACACCGCGGATGTTCGTTTGGCGGGGACCCGTTCCCAAACCATCAGAGACCAAGTAACGATCTTCTTGGTCTTTGAGCAGGCTGATTTGAGTGCGGGTAGCCTTGCTCATCGCCATGATCGTACCATCGGCGTATTGGTCGTCTACGGCATCCAATAACTCAATGATCTTGTCTGGATCAATGGTGCCGGCGGTGGCTGTGGCGGAGGTCACTTCGGTGATACCCAAGGTGTTGACACCATCGGGGATGATGCCCAATGGTTGCCCACCCGTACCTGTCCCCATCAAAAAGGCCAAGTCTTCATCTTGAGCGGCCGTTTCGGTGATCTGTTTTTCAAGGTAAGACACGATGGAAGAAACAGATTGCAACATCATGGTTGTCACTGTCACCTTGAATTGATAAGGGTTGACCATCGTCATGATGTTGTTGAACGTGGTGTTGGTGGCAACGGCCGTTGAACTTTCGCCACCCCATTGGCCACGGAAGCCGCTGGGATATTGGCTTCCGCCACCGTTATCAAGAATGATGTCTACACCCATCGCACCATTGGCGAGGGTAAAAATGGTGGCCCCATTGCTACGGACAACGGTCATTCCCGGTAAACGGGAAATAATCCCTTCTTGCATGTTCGGGGGGACGGCATAACCACCCAAGCGGCCCTGCGAGATTAACTGAGTCTCTTTGATAGCGGCCATATCATAGCCACTTTCCACAAGAGATTTAATGACGGACATAGGAAAGACCTGAGTCTCAATCAATTTCTGCTCAGTGGGGGTTAGTCGGGCTTCGCCAAGACGGATGTACTTGCCAAAAGCGGCCGTTTGGTCAACCAAAAATTCGCCGAGTTGGTTTTGGCTAGATTTGCCTGCCGCTTCCATGAAGACTTGTTTCATGGCATCGGAGGGATCGCCAAATTTATTGATATAAAGGCTCGCCAAGACAGACTTGGTGGCATCTTCTTGAGGAGCATCGGCGGGGGGAGCGTCCCCACCAACGGGTAACTTGTTGGTGGCTGGGGCGGCTTTCATCTCGCCTAACGTTTTTTCATGCGTTTCTAGCTTCGCTTCAATCGGTTTGAGGGCTTCACCAACCACGCCCTTCATGGCCGCTGTGATTTCTTCAATCGTAAGACTCATTTCATCTACCTCATTGCTTAGGGGTAATTGGTCGGCCGTTTCTAGGATAGACTTCAAAGAGGGAACGGCCGTTGTTTTTGATAACTGTTTGAGGGGGGTTACTCGCGTCAGTTCGGGACCTGCGGCGGGTTTTACCGTCGGGCTGGCATCCAACCCCAACGGCCACTTGGCGATGTAATTCACGTTCTTTTTACCCGGCACTGGAACGCGCACTACCAAGTGGGGAGCCGTGCCACTGGAAAATCCCACAGCCATTTTGCCGGCTATCAGTAGCTTTTCTACGGCCATCAGATAACGGTTGCTGTCATCTAACTGCCCTTCAATCCAAACGCCCACCTCATCTTTGGTGAGGGTGGCTTTTGTGCCGGGCTTTAGGATGGAGGTGCGCCCAAGGGTGCGGTCTTGCCCATGGTCCCAATACATATCGGTTTCGTTGTGAAACCCAAAGTCGCTTTTGACATCGAAGTAATCGCCGGTCAGGTCGGGCGTGTCGGGGTCGGTAAACCGCACCAGATACCCGCCAATACGATGATCGCCGAGTGACTTGACCTCTGTGCCAAACGTTACAACGGTGTCATTGGTTAGAAGGTCAACGGCCTTTTCAGCGTTCGAGGCCACCCACTCATGTTCCACCCGTTCCCACTCGGACATCGGGGGGATAATGGCGCGGCCGTCTTCTAGCGAATATGAGAATCGCCAGTATTGCATGTTCATGCACAAAACGGCCGTATCCGTGTATACCAATAAATCCGAGAACCACGTATAAAGGCCATCGTAACGCAGATCGTTGATCCGCTGGAAGATGGTAGATAAGGTGCTTCGGACAGCATCAACAATTTCATTGAACGAAACGGCTTTAATGATGCCGAGTTGTTGAGCTTGTGAGATTAGGTCAGCATTAGACAGGTCATTGGCGGACGGCCGTTTCTTGGGGGCGGCTTCACCCGGCTCATCATTGGCCGGCTCTTGTGTTCCCGCTCCTTCTTCTTCGGTCATTTCGTCAGTGGTATCAACATCATCTTCATCTTCTGCGCTCGAAGAGTCAGTAGTTGCACTGTCTGATTTTTTGGCTTGATTTTTTTGTATTTGTTTTGTCATCTTAGCCTCAAATAAAAAACGCCACCGCACCCCATTGCTGAGGTGAGTGGCGTCGCGCGCTATATAAAGTTACAAGGATCATTCTACAATGACCCGCGATTTAAGGCAAACGTTCTAAATTTGCGCCAAATTGGGGCCGTTGCCAATCTCCAACGCCTGCCCATTGGGAATAGTGATCGCCTTTCCTTTCAGGTCTTCGGCACTCAAAACGAGATCGCTAGGCGGGAAAAGGTCAGGCACGGCCGTGCCTTGCAATTTGCCCGTAGCGCAGTTCATGATGTGGAACGGGCCATTTGTGCCAATGTCGAAATGAGCGGCCGTTTCTAAGGCGGTGAGTAGGATTTCACAAACGGCCGTATCTGATTGGCTTGGCAAAATTCTTGTGGTCATGATTTGATACAGGCAACCAAGTGCAACCTGCTCCCCTGAGCCAATGGCCTCGTAATCGTGATCCGCTTCGGTCACACAAACGAATTGATCGATTTGAAAGATTTGACCATGGTAAACCACAAGCAGATCGTTGAAGTTATGCTCTAAGCCGCCTTCGGCCGTCGCCTTCATGCCCCCCTTTTCAACCAACTCCCGCCAAGCGGGTACAAACTCTTTGCGGAGGTATTGAACGGCCGTTAGCCGTTTGTGGTGTTTAGGCAGTTCGAGGTGTTCCACTTCGTAAGCCCCACGCACAAAGCCAGCCGCGCCAATGACCATCTTTCCCCCACCCTTGCCGGGAATATCCAGCACCCGCATCTTTGGCTCTTGAATGGTCATCTTGCGAGTGCCGGAGGTCATGCAGGTATCAGCCCCCATGTAGACCACACCACTATGTTTCTGTCGAATCGCTACTATTGTTGTCAAAATTCACCTCTATAAATATAAATTGCCCTCGCGTCAACAGGTACATCACCCGTTGGCTGGGGCTAATCTTAAGTAACAAATCATTATGCGCCCCCCCACGTGTGGCTTGCCAATCAGCCGCGAGGTTGTTGGCATAGCGTTCAGCCACCAACTTATCACGGGTAAAAAAGATAACGGCCGTCAATGGCGAGGGAACGAGTGTGATTATAGGTTGCGTCGGATTTGCTCCTCTATCGCTTTCTGTAGTTTTTCCAGCATCCATTGTAAGCGGTCCTCTTGAACATCCTGAATAGTTTGCCACCTGCCCTCATGTACGTTCGCTTGGCGGTCGCGGTCTTGCACCAGTGGGGCGTACTCTCTAACGTTGCCTATTGTGGAGCGAAAGCCAAACAGGTCCACTTTCTGCACATGCGTCCAAGACCTGCCTAAATTGCCTGTGCGCCGATAAGTTGAGTTCTCTGGCGGGGGCGGGTATTTGGCTAGGTCAGTGGCAAAGGTGGCTCCAATCTCATTGACAGCCGGCGCGAGGTAGGCAGGGTTAGAGAGTGAGTTGATCACCTTTAATACCTGCTCCTCATTTTCGATGTCAATGACAATATCAGCCATTTGAAGTTCCTAAAGGGTGGGGAGCGTGATGCGCTTCTTTTTCTCGCTCTTACCGTTGCCATTGATCTTCACTTCACTCGCGTTCATGGTGATAATGCGAGGGGGGCTATTCTTCCCAACGGCCCGCTTGTACATTTCTACGGTTGACATGGATTTAAGATAAGCCCGATAAGCCCGCTCTTCGATGCTCATCATCCGTTTGATGCTGGGGCGCACCTGCTGGGGAATGGTTCGCGGCCCAAGAAACGCCTCTTCTTCGAGTCTTTGCCACCTATTGGCAAGGCGTTTTGCCTGATTATCAACGGCTTTGTCCAAACAGTTATTGGGGGCTTCGCTCGAATAACCAAAACAAAAATCACCCCATGTGAACGGCCGTTCTTTACAGCCTTCGGGAGGGTTGGTATTTGTCACCCCCGCGATTTGTTTCGGTATGGCCTCCGACATGCTTAGAGCGGAATGTTTCATAAAGGCCATGTCGTTACCGGCCCAAAACATGGCAATAGACAAGGCTTCGACATCATTTTGAGTTGGAAACGAGGGGTTGCGTTCGGGGATGAAATTCACAAGGGAATCAAGAGGGGGTTTGTTAATCATCGGTGTTCTCCATTTGTTCAAACTGAATATTGTTATCGTTTGGAAACGGCCGTGTATGGGTAACATGCCCCAACCATATTTCGGACGGAATTTCGGACGGGAAAGCCGCGCATTTGCGGACCGCGGCATTGGGTAAGTGCCGGCACATCGCACACACGGCCGAAAGCGCAGGCGGAAAACTTGGTTGAATGACTGCGTAAACCGGGGGGGTGTTGGTCATTAAAAAACCTCTCTTGTGTAGGTCAAGCAACCACCGAGCGCGGCCGCAAGGGTGGTAAAGACATCATGCGATAAGGAACGATTGGCCTCAGTGACGGCCGTTTTGCCGGTTAGGATGTCTTGGCGGTGGTGGTTTCCTACTGTTGCCACACTGTGATTGAAAAGGCGGTTTATCTCGCTGGGTCTAATCTCGTAAAAAGCCGGCTCAGCAACGAGAACATGGCGCAAGGGTGCGCCGGAGTGATCACGGCCAATAACACGGAGCTCCCTAATTCCCTCCCAATGGAGCATGACAAGATCGCCCCACCCCAATCCTTCCACATGCTTGAATGGGTTGAAAACCCTGTTGTAAATGACCAACCCCCCATTTGCCTTTCCTTCCACATAACCCACATTCCCTATCGCCACGGTGATCACGCTTAACAGCGACAGGTTGTATGAAGCAATTTACACCCTCACCCTCACCAGCGTAATCGCCGGCGTTACTCAGTCTCGTTTCTCCATCCCCATCACGCAGTCAA